GCTCTCGACCGGCTCGCCGAACGCGGCCCGCACCACCTCGGCCATCTGCGCGCGGCTGCGCATCGCGCCCATCAGGTTGGCGCGGTGATCGGCCAGCACCTGGTTGAGCATCGCGTGCGCCCGGCCCTTGATCGCCTTGCGCCGCCCCTCGACATTGGAATAGGGCGCGCGCCCGTCGCGATCGAGCAGCGCCACCGCCGCGCGCGGATCGATCACGCCGCCGCCAGCGCCGCGAAAGTCCGCCATGTTGGCGAGCGCATCGTCCTGCGCCTTCATCTGCATCGCCGTGCGGCGGCGCTTCAGCAGCGCCTCGCCCTCCAGCGCCTTGAGCACGTTCGTCGTCGCCAGCGCCTCGGCCGCCGCGCCGCCCATCTGCTGGTCGTACTGGGCGAGCAGCTGCTCGTAGCGCCGCATCGCCTCGGCGCCCTTCACCTTGGGGATCTTGCCCTGTTCGATCAGGTCGGGGATGCAGACGCCGGCCGACATCAGAGGCACCCCTTGATGGCGGCGAGCATCGCCTCGTCTTCGTCAAGATCGGCGAGGATCTCGGCGGCCGACTTCTCGCTGCCGTCTTCGAGCCTGTAGAGCCGCGCCGCGAGATCCGCGTCGAGCTCCTCGGCGCCGAGGCGCGCGCGCAGATCGTGGATCAGGCTGTCCGCCTGCTGCGTCGCACCTTCGCCTGAGGGATCGTCGAACGCCTTTACGGCGTCGGAGTGGCTCCAGCCTTCAGCAAGGCTCTGCCTAAGGTCGCTGCTTTCCGGTTGCGGTCCCGGGTCTCCTGGCTCAGGCGCGGATCGTCCGCCGCCTTCTCCGAGATCGCGACCTTCCGCGCCAAAGCTTCCATACGGATCGACATGGTCCGGAGCATAACCCAAAGCTTCGAGCTCCGCCAGCAGGTCGGCGTGCGCGTCTGCAAATTCTCCGTCGATAAAGGCGTCCCAGCTCTCCTCCGGGGATATGCCGCGCTCATTGCTGATCGACATCCACCGGCCGAGCGCATCCTCATCGAGCTCGATCCCGTCAAACCGCGTCAGCATCAGGTGCGCTTCGCGCCAGTCCCGGTCCTCTCGCGCCCGCTCGTTCGCGGCCGAGTTGGCGGTAACCCGATCAATGTCGTCGATCGAGAACTTGCGCTCACCGTGGTGATTTGCCTCGAGCAGCTGCAGCACCTCATCGACGGTGGGTCGCGGCGTCGTTGCAGACGGGCCGAAATATCCCGCCTCCCAGAGCCGCTCGCCGGCCTCGTCGAGCGTCATCCCTGTTTCGCGGATCAGCGGGCCGGCGCCAGGAATGAAGCGTGTCGTCTTGTAGCTGGTCGCCTTGACCTGGCTCAGGGCACCCTTGCCAGTCTTGGACCTGCGAACCGCCGTGGTTTCGAAGATGGTGCGAAGGTCATGAGCGCGGCCACCCCCTCGCTCACCGCTCGGCGTAAGTCCGCCGGCACGGGCGATAAACTTTAGAGCATCGACCGGCTGCGCGTCGCGATACCGGCCGCGCGCGCGCGGCGCTGGCAATCCCAGGGCCTCCGCGTCATTCGCTTCCTGCGCCGCCCGCCAGCTCGTCTCGTCGGGGAAGGCGTCCCGCCGCAGCTCCGGCGTCGCCACCTCGACCAGCTCCGGCCCGTCAATCGGCGATCGCACCGCGTCGAGCTCGGCCGGGCGGACAATCGGCGCGCTGTCCGGCTCGAGGCCGGGCAGGATCTCCTCGCTCTCGCGCCCCAGCGCCGCCATGCCCCGGGCAAGGTCGCCGTCCGTCTCGGCGCCGGCGGCGGGCCGCATGAACCGGCGGATATACGCATCGAGCACGCCCGCCTCATCGATGCCGGCGAGCACCGCCCTCCCGCCGGCATCGCCCCCTTGCAGCTCCCAGTGCAGGAACTCGAGCTGCTGCGCCCGCGTCGGCCGCGGACCGTAGCGCGCGATCAGCGCCGCCTTGCGCGCGCCCAGCCACTGGCCGAGCCCCATCGCGCCCGATGTCGGATTGACCGCGGCGTGATTGCTCGCCGCCTCCGCATGGATCCCGGCCGCGATGCCGCGCGCCTGCGCCTCGCTGTAGCCCTTGGAGCGGAAGAAACCGACGATGTCGCTCGCTACCGCACCGCCGCGCGCCACCGTCCGGCGCGGCGCTGTTTCACGAGGAGTGGGCGTTGTTCCACGGATGGCGGGGCCGGGCTCGGCATCGAGCAGCGCGTCGATCGTCGCCTGCAGCTGGCCGGCATGCGCGTTCTGCCCCTCGGGCGTCGGCACGAACGGCGAGGATCCGCGCACCTCGCTCTCGCGCGTGATGACGTTGAGCGCGGCCCGCTCGTCGAAGCTGCGCACGTCTTCCGGCACGAGATCCGCGAAGCGCGAGGCAAGCGCGTCGTCGGGCAGCTCGGCCCGGGCGAGCGCATTGGCGATGTACCCGCCCGGCCGCAGCCGGCGATAGGCCGCGTCCGCCGCGTCGATCGCCGCCCTGCCCGCGCGCGGGATGACGACGTCGCCGACCACGCCGCCGGCGGCCGCGAAGCCGACGTTGAGCAGCGCCTCCTCGGTCGTCAGCTCCTCGCCCAGCACCTCGCGCCCGGCCGCGACCTGCGGCTGCTGGATCGCCTCGAGCCCGCCATTGACGAGGATTGAGCGGCCGACCTGCGCCCACAGCGTCTTGCCCCCGCCGCCGAGCGGCAGCGAGAGGAGGTTGACCGGATCGTGCATCGTCTCGACGACACCGCCGGCGAACCCCGCCAGCGTGCCGCCGATCGCGCTGCTGTTGGCGAGCCGCTCGCGCGCCCGGTCGCGCGCGCCGCGCTCGGTCTCGATCAGGCCCTGGTAGAAGCTGCGGTCATCCTCCGGAACGCCGGCGAGGAATTTCGGCTTGCGGGCGCGGATCGCGCGCAGCTCGCCGAAGATCGCGGCCTGTTGCTGGCGCCGGTCGACCCGCGCGTCGAGGATGCTGGCGAAATCGAACGGCCCGCGATCGGCCGAGGGGCGCCGCTCGAGGTCGCCCGTCCAGTAGCCCGGGTTGACCAGCGGCTTGAGGCCGCGCGTCGCCCGATCGGCGTTGATCTCGGCGAGCAGCGGCTCATAGCCCCGGCGCAGCCGCTCAGCCTCGGCATCCATCCTGTCGCCACGCGACAGGATCCGCTGCGCATCGAACGCCTCGCCCATCGTCGCCGGCTTGGCGACCGGGACCGGCGGCGCTTCGTCGAGCGTCGGGGTGGCGCCGAGGATGCCGCTCATCGCCCGCCCTCCACGATGCCGGCCTCGCGGGCGAAGCGGGCGACGTCGAGCGTCCAGGTGCGCCCGTCCTTCACCGTCACCTTGGCGCCGCTGCCGTCGTGGAACTCGTAGAGCCCATCAGGCCGCCGCACGGCGATGAACTTCGCAAGGTCGGCCGCCTCCATCGGCGTCTTGTCCGCCCACACCGGCCGATTGGGTCCGCGCAGGCCGGCCGCGCCGAAGCGCGCCAGCGTCTTGTCGAAGGTCGCGTCGCTCATCCCCTCGGGCAGCAGCACCGGGTTACGCCCGTGCGTGCCGATCCCGCCGAGCTTCTGCCCGTTGCGGCCGTAGGTTCCGCCGAGCGCCTGGTGCGTCGCCTGCTCGAACAGCGCCTGGTCGTAATTGGCGCCCTCCGCCCGCGCGGCGTAGAGGTTGCGCGCGATCTCGAAGGCCGCGCCGACATCGGCCGGCGCCATCAGCGATCCGGCCGAGCCGAGCGCCTCGCGGAAATCCTCGCTGGCATCGTTGCCGTTCGTGCCGTCGATCACGTCCTTGCGGGTCTGGCGGATCTCGGCGCCATTGGCGGCCGCGCGGCGCTGCTGCGGATCGGCGAGCTGGGCAAGCCGGCCAAGCATCGGGTCGTTGGGCGCGATTTGGCGCGCCGCGAGCAGCGTGGAATAGCCGCCCAGCTGCGCGATCGCGTCCGCCACCTCGACCCGCCCGCGCGGACTGGCCGCCGCCTGCTCGCGCAGCGTCGCCGCCTCGGCCGGCAGCAGCGGGTTGACCGGCCGGCCGGTGCGGTCCTGCACCACGCGCGCCCACTGGGTGCGCTGCGCGATCGAGGTCCGGTCGGTGAAGTCGAGCGGCGGCGGCGGCATGCCATTCTTCGCGGCCCACTCGCCCGGATTGCTGTTGTAGGTCGCCACCGCCGCAGGCCGCAGCGATTGCAGCGTCTTGAGGCGCACGTCCTCGGCCGGGCTGCGCTTGGCGCCCTTGCCGGTCAGCGCGGCGATTTCCGTGTCGAACTGCAGCGGCGTCCACGGCTCGGTCTCGCGCCGGATCCCGTTCTGCACGCGGAGCAGGCCCATCGCGGTCGCGCCGCCCTGGTCGCCGATCCGCTCGCGATCGCCCTGCGCCTTGGCCAGAACGCTGTCCGGCACCGAGACCCCCCCCTCGATCTGCGTCTTGAGGCCCTGCACCGTGTCGCGCACCTGCGCCGCCTCGAGCTGCTGCTGGTGCGCGGCGGCCGCGTCGGCGCGCCGCACCTCGACCATCGCGCCGGCGCGCGCCTGCTCGATCTGCTGCGGGTCGAGCACGTCGTTGAACGCCCCGGCATCGATCAGCGCGATCGCGCCGGCGGGATTGGTGTCGTTGAGGCCGTTGAGGAACCCGACCGTGACGGTCTGGTCATGCGCGCGCAGCAGCTTGGCACGCACGTCGGCGGGCACGTTGAGCGCCGCGATCGCGTTGCGTCCCGCCGTCAGCTCCTCGGCATAGGCGGAGGGGTTGAGCCGGGCGCGATTGCCGCCAATGTCGCTCAGCGCCTGCTGGTCGGTCACCGTCTTGACGACGCGCTGGCCTTCCTGCCAGGCGACCTCGCCCTCCACGAGGCGCGCGCCGTAATTGGCGAGCTGCTCGCGGGCCGCATTGACGTTGCCCCGTTCACTGAACCCTTCGAGCAGCGTCGCCGCCTCAGCCTCCCAGGCGGTCTTGACCCCCTCGGCATGACCCTCGCCGCCCGGCGCGGCGACATTGCGCTGCTGCGCCGTGAAGGCGTCGAACTTGGCCCGCGACTGCGCGAAGCGGACGGAGAAGTCCGCCGCCTCGGCATCGGATTTCAGCCGCCGCTCGGCCGCATGCGCCTCGAGCTGGCCCCGGTGCAGCTCGCCGCCGATGCGCGCCATCCCCTCGCCGATCGCGACGCCGGCGTCGCTGCCGGGATCGCGGAACGGCAGCGGCGTCGATCGCGCCGGGCGCACCTGCGAGGTGTAGCCGGGAGCCTCGATCGCCATCAGTATTTCCAGCCCGGTTGGGGTTGCTGGCCGTATCGTCGGGGATCGACGAGGTTTCCGCCGCCCGGCATCTCGCCCGACTTCGCCGCCGCCCAATCGCGCTTCATCGCCAGCGCGCCGCCGACCGCGTCGAACCCGGCCGAGATCAGCGCGCTGGTGCCCGCCTGCCGCTCGCTGCGCGCCTTCTCGCGCCAGCTGCGCGACCGTCCGGCCGCCTCGCGGCGCACGTTGAGCGCGTCGATCGTCGCATTGACCTGGCTCTCGAGCAGCGCGTCGTATGCGCTGCCCTGGTTGAGCTGGAACCCGCTGACCGCCTGCCCCGCAATCTGCCGGCCCATCGCCAGGCGCGCCGCGTCGCGGATCCGCGCCTCCTCGGCGACGCCGTCGTTGAGCTCGCCGACCGCCGCCTCGTCGGCCGCGCGCGCATTGGCCTTGTAGGCGGCATTGGCGCCGAGGCCCTTGACCAGCGGGCCGGCGATCGCGAGCGCGGCGGTTGCGGCCTGCACCATCAGCCATGCCCTCCGCTCAGCCGCTCGCAGAGCAAGTGCGTTTCGCTTCGCGCGCCGTAGCGGCGCAGCACCGCCGCGGGAGACAGGCCGCAGGCGATCGCCCAGCGCACCCCCGGGGAGCGCATCGCCGGCAGGCTCACCGCCTCGACCAGCTCGCCCGGGTCGATGTCCGGCAGCCGCGCGACCAGCGGCTCGGCGTCCGCGCACTCGACGATCGCCTCGATCCGGCGATAGCCGGCCTGCTCGATCCGCGAGCGGCAGAAGCGCGTGATCGCGACGTGATGCGGGCCGACTTCGCCGCTCAGCACCGCCCAAGCGGTCGCCTGCCGGAACCGGAACGTCTCGACCAGGCCGAACACCGCGACGACGCGCTCGTCCTCGTCCACCGCGCAGGGCACTTCGAGCGCCGCCCAGGCCTCGCCCGGCGCGCTCGCAATGCGCTCGGCTTCCTCCGCGTCGAACTCGGCAATGATGCCGAGCTGCACCCGCTGGCTGTCCTGCCGCTGGATCGCCAGCGCGTGCGCCGGCTCCATCGCGACGATCTCGAGGGCGGCAAGCGTGCTCATGGGTCTTTCGCCTCCACCTCGATGCGCGGCATCGCCGCGATGATGGTCGCCGGCAGCGGAACGTCGGAGACGATGATCGACCGCCCGTCGCGGTCCCACCCGCCCGAGACGGCGCGCGGCGTGTCGCCCGTGAAGAGCTCCGGCGGTTCGCCCATCGGGGTCGCCAGCGGCCGGTCGAGCAGATTGTCGAGCTTGCCGGTCGAGGCGACGCCGATCCGGATGCCCAGCGTCTCGAGCAGCCGCAGCGCGATCTTGACGACGCGCTGGCGCACCCCCTGCATCGACTGGCCGCTTGGCCGGAGCTCGGGGCGCAGCGTGACGCAGGTGGCGGTGTAGGAAAGGCCGACCATGAGGGTGAACGCGTGCGCCGGGGCGGCGCTCGCCGGGATGTCGAACGCTCCGGCGCCGTCGACCGTGACGTCCTCGACGACGCAGCCATTGGCGAGCACCGCGACCGCCTCCCCGGCGAGATGCGTCGCGCCGGTGAAATGGGTCTGCCCGGGCGAGGCCTCGTAGCGCTTGCCCTCGTCGACGAAGAAGGCCTCGCGCACGTCGTCACCATCCTCGCGCCAGGCCGCCATCCGGCAGATGCGCTTGACGCCGCCGCGCTCGATCAGCGCCCACAGCTCATCGGCCTGCCCGTCCTCGCTGGCGATGCAGACTGCCGAGAGGATCCGGCCGTCGCCGCCCGGCTTGATCCGCGCGAACCCCTTGATCTCCTGCTCGGGGCTGTGCGGGTGCACCGCGAGCTGGCCGTCGGCGCGCACGATGAACAGCAGATCTTCCGGCTCCTGCTGCCAGGCAAACTGGATCGCGCCCGGGCGCAGGATGTGGCGCGCCCAGATCGCGATATTGCTGGCGAGGTAGCGGTCGCGCGCGAAGTCGTAGCCGCTCTCGCGGATCTTGCGGCCGCCGCGCTGCACGAAGATGCTGGTGGTGCCGATCTGCGCCGGCGCGACCGGTTGCGATCCGTAGAAGCTCTGCGGCTCGGCCTCGATATTGTCTGCGGAGAGCGCTTCCTGCGCGTTGATCGGGCCGACCGCGAGCTCGAGCGACGGCGTGCCGATCAGCAGCTTGCTGTCCCCGGCGATCCAGTGCGGCAGGTCCGGCGTCGCCAGCGGCCGGCGCAGCGCCAGGTCGGCCGGGCGCAGCCCGCTCGAGGTGACCGCCTGGAAATTGACCTGCCCGCCGCCGTAATCGCCGACCACCGAGCCGATCACCCAGAAATCCTTGACCGCCATGTGGCGGCCCTTCCAGATCTTGCCGAGGCTGGGCCATCCCGCCGCCGCGCTGATCAGGCTGTGCGCCCAGCGATGGCTGGCGACCGAGACGAGGCTGCCGGGCAGCGTGCGCAGCACGGTCGCGCTCGCCGTCGTGCCACCCCCGCCGATCGCGGTGATGCGCAGCACCCCGTAGCTGTCGGAGACGTAGCGCCAGAGCACGCCGTACGGGCCCTTGGTATTGAGCTCGTCCTGCTTGCCCTGCCCGTCCCAGGCGTCGCCATCCTCGTGGGTCGGCTGCACTTGCCCGGTGACCCCGGAGCTGAGCGCCTCGTAGATCTTGCCGTCGCTGCGCACCTGCTCGCCGGCCGCGACCGCCTTCATCCCGGCTTCCCACGCCTTGACAGTCGAGAAGTCCTTGGCCTCGAGCGAGAACAGGCTGCCGACATGACCGGCGAGGAAGATCGCGGACGAGGCGGTGAGCGTGACGCTGCCCGTCGTGCCGCTCGCGGTGACCGTGATGGCCTGGTCGCTGTTCTGGTCGGCGAACGGCCCGTTGCGCAGGTCCAGCACCTCGTGCGCAAACGTGACCGCGCTGGTGCGCTTGAGCGCGGCGGGCGCGTGGCTGCCGTGCCAGAGATACTGCCGGTCGAAGCTCTGGTCGGTGCAGACCGCGCTCGCCTGCGCCGCCGTGTAGGGCGTGGCGACCGTGTAGGGCACGCCCGGGCCGCTCTCGATCAGCGCGCCGTTGGTGAAGAAGCGCCACTTCGCCTCGCCCCATTCGACGACATAGTGCTGGGTGAGGTTGAACTTGAACGTGCCGAGCCAGCTTGTGGTCGGATCTGCATTGGCGATGAACTCGAAGCCCGGCCGCTTGACGATCGGGCCTTCCACCGTCGGCACGAAATTCTCGCAGGTCTCGAGGCCGATCTGGTAGACCGCCGTGTCGACGCGCCCCATCATCCGGGGCGAGAGCTCGCCGCCGTTGAAGCTGGTGATGGTGTGCTGGATGACCGACATCAGCAACCAAACCTTGCGGTTTCCCAGCCCGACATGGCCTGTTCGATGTTCGGGCCTTCCTTGCTGTCGGCGCCCTTGGCGGCGCGCAGGGCGAGCAGATATTCCCGCTCACCCTTGACCGTGTCGTAATTGCTGCCGGCGATGCGCACGCCGATCGTGCGCGCCAGCTTGCAGGCCATCGCCTCGACGAAGAGATCGTCCCAGGTGGCCGGCTCGGGCATGTCGATGATGATGCGCACGTAAACCGGGCCGATACTGTCGCAGAGGATCGCGTCGCCCTCGAACTGCCACTGGCTGTCATCGAGGTTGAGCACGTCGCGCAGCTTCAGGCACTCGGCCGGCAGCGGGTGGCGATAGGTGAAGGGATAGGCTTCCTCGCTCGAAACCTCGGCGGTCAGCGCCCGCCGGCGCGTCGCGAAGTTCCAGCCCCCGTCGCGCAGCGCCGCCACGCGCACCGCGTCCCAGACCGCCGCGACCGTCCGACCCAGATGCGTGTCGTCGCCGGGGGTCTGGAGCTGATCGTCCTCGCCGATCTTGGAGGCGGCGAGGTTGGCGATCGAGACGTAGGTTGCGGCCATGGGGAAATCCTCAGATCGGCGGCCACAGGCCCTTTTCGATGCGGGCCTTGACGTCGTCGATCATCGTCAGGAACTCGCCCTTGCTGAGGTTCGTGACGTCGGCGTTGAGGCCGATCGTGTCGCTCTGCGCCTCGGACGTGCCGGCGGCCACGGTGACCTGGGCCGGGTTGTTGGCCTTGCCCCGCTGCGCCGTGAACTTGACCTGAAATGCCATTCCGCTTCCCCGCGCCGCCGATCAGAAAAGGGATTTGCCGGGGCGGCATCGACGGCGCCGCCCCGGCACGTCGGCCAACTCAGTTGTTGGTGACGTATTCGATGATGAAGTGGACCACCTCGGTGCCTGCCAGCGCCGCCGCGGCGATGGTCGCGATGATCGTCTCCTCGGCTGTCACCGGCCCAGCGGCGACCGCGGCCGCCGGCGGGCCGACCACCGTCGGCACGTTGAGCGGCGTCGTGAAGACAGCCGCCGCCCGGTACTTGCCGGTCGAACCGGCAATGCCGATCGCGACCGTCGCCGACCCCAGCGTGGCGCTGGTGAGCATGAGCACCTTGGTGACCATTGCGTTGACCGGCAGCTTGCCGAGCACGATCGTGTCGGCGGTCTGGTCGGCCACGAGCGCCTTGGAGGCGACGATCGTGCGGGTCTTGGCGTTGACCTGCCGGCCGTCCGCCTGGAGCGGCGGATAGACCGTTCCGTCGAGGACGCCGACCTGCTGGAGTGCGTAACGCTGCGTCATGTCGGAGATCCTTTCCTTACGACGCCGAGCACAGGATCAGACCGGACTTGCCGGCCTGGGTGCGCGTGGCGTTGACGGTGGTGCCCAGGAAATACTGGGTCGAGTAGCGCTTGGCCGGGAGGCGATCGACGCCCGGATAGAGCAGCTCCCAGACGCCCTTGGCGAGGCCGGACTTCTTCCAGTAGGGCAGCTTGAAATAGCCGCTGCCGTCCAGATAAAGCCCGCCGCCATAGGTCAGCTTGAGCAGCGTGTTGGCCAGCTCGAGCGGGATGATGTTCCATCCGTTCCACGCCACCAGCAGGCCCGTGCGCGGGTCGATCCGGCCGCCCAGCGAAGCGAAGTCGCTGCTGGTCGCCTTGATCTCGCGGCGCAGCTGCCGGTTGAACTTGGAGGGGAGGATGACGAACTTCTCTTCGTCCGGATCGTTGTACGCCTCGTCGAGCAGCTGGCCGGCCGCCTCGAGCTTCTCGAGGTTCATGCCCTGCGCGCCGCTGGCGCCGCCCTCGGTCACCGGCACGGTCATGCCGGAGCCGAGCGCCGTCACTGTGGTGCCGGTCTTGCCCGAGATCAGCGAGCCGTAGAGCGCGGCCAGGCAGACATCGTCCCAGAAGCGATTGATCGCGCTGGTGTGGCTCATCATGTAGCCCGAGCCGATGTTGATGTTGGTCGCCTGCTGGTCGCCGCGGTCGACGAGGTCGGCCGAATATTCCTCGGGGCGCTTGGGCAGCCAGAGGCCGTCCTGCGTCGCTTCGGAATAGCGCGTGTCGCCGTGGCGATCGTCGCCGGTCTGCGTGGTGCGGTTGCCGAAGAAGTCCTTGATCTTGGCCTTCTCGCTGCCGGCCACATCGACCGGGACGGCGTGCTCCCAGATCTTGCTCTTGTGCTGCTGCAGCATGAGCTCGGCGTTGTTCAGGAACTTTACCTGAAGTGCATTGTCGACGGATACGGACATGGGATGCCCTTTCGAAACTTGGTTGAAGCCAGTTTTCGAAGGGCTTGCCGGATCGCGATGCCGGGCCATTCTGTCATTTAGCGCCTGCGGTCGGCGCCCCGTCCGGGGAGGGCCCTGGGCCATGTCGCGAACGACAGCGGGCTTGCCGGGGACTTAAAGTGGGGGATTTGAAAAGACCTCCCCCGGGGTCTGCGATGCGCAAAATCTCAAACCGCGACTCGGCGGTCAAGAGGGATTTTTACTTCGCCTTGCTCTCCGCCTCGACGAACGACGCCAACTGGTCGACCCAGCGATCGTACTGGACGCGCTCGGGCGAGCCGTCGACGAGGATTTTCTCACGCATCACGGGATCGTTCTTCATCCCGTCGATCTTGCCCTGCAGCTCGCCCTGCGTCAGCGTGAAGCGCTGCCGGCCGCCGAGCACCAGCGTATCCTCGGCCATCCCGCCGCCGATCTTGCTGAGCAGCTCGAACACGCGGCCGCTGCCCAGCGTCGCCTGCAGCCCGGCAATGTCGCCGCGCGACAAGCCGAGCGCCTTGGTCGCCGCGTTGCAGTCGGCGATCTTTTCGTCCTTAAGCCCGCCCCATTCCTTGAACTTGGCATCGCGCTCGGCATCGTGTGCCGTCACCTGGTCGATATGCGCCGTCACCGCCGCCTCGACATAGGCCTTGGCGATCGCGTCGAAACCGGCCTTGGGCACGCCGGACTTGTGCGCGATGTCCTTGAGCGCATCGAGCAGGTCCGTCTTGAGCTCGAGCCCTTCCGCATTTTCCGGCAGCTTCACCTCGTAGCCGCCAATATCCTCAGGGACGCCGATCGCCTTGTGATAGGCCGCGACCTCCTCGGCCGAGGCGCCCTCACCGGGCAGCTTGACCCGGCCGCTGTCGTGCAGCCCCTTCTCCGCGGCGCGATACGCCCGGGTCAGCCCGTCGAGATCCTTGAACCCCTTGGATTTCACCCAGTCGCGATTGCTCGCCGTCTCGCCCTCGCCGGCATCGCCCGAGAGCCCCGCATACCAGTCCGGATCCGCGCCGGCGCCGGCCCCGGCACCGCCCTCGCCGCCGGCGCCCTGCCCGCCATCACCCCCGGCTCCGGCGCCCCCGCCGGCACCAGCTCCGCCACCAGCGCCAGCGCCAGCACCGCCCTGCCCGCCATCCCCAAAATCGAGCGCGCCCGCCGCGCCGCTATTCTCCAGTGCCATCATCTACCTCCATGAATTGCCGGACCGTCGTTTCGTCCAGCTCAAGTAATCCGGCGATGCGGAGAAAGACTTCGCGCCGCCCTTCATATCGCGCCATCATCAGCGCATCTTTGCTGAAGTTGCCTTGTTGGGCGCGGCAATAGTCGCGCAGGTCCGCAAGCACGGCCTCGCCGTCACGCCGGAGCGACCCGTTCTCGAGGAACAGCCCCTTGTAGACGCGCGAGAGCGCCAGCGCGCGCAGCCGCCTGAAATTGCGGATCAAGACCCCTGTCATGCCGCCTCGCTCAGGGAGTTACCCTTGGCGATTTTCTGGTAGGCGTCCGCCGCGACGTTGAGCTGCTCGACCGTCGCCGCCGCCGCCTTCGCTTCGGCCCGCGCTGCCCGGAGCGCCGCGATCTCTTCCGGCGTCCGCGTCCAGCTCGACCGCACGCCAAGCGCCTCGGCCACGCCGGGCGCCGCCTCCTCGATGTTGATCACGTCGTAGACCTCGGGGTCCGCCTGCGCGAGCGGCGCCAGGACCTCTACCAGGCGCGTCACGCCCGCCGCTTCCTGCGCCCGGGCCATCTGCTGCATCGGGTTCAGATATTCGATCATAGGCCAGACACCGGCCTCGTAGACGACGGGCGGCGGCGGATCGATCTGCCCGGATCGCAGCCCCTCCTCGAGCTCGCGAAGCGTGATCGGGTTCTGTTTTTCGGTTTCGTATCGGCTCGCATAGGGAGAGACGAGCACGCCCTTGAGAGCCTCGATCGATAGCACGGCCGTGGCCGAGCGCTGGATCTTCTCGTCGGTCAACATCTTGAAGTAGTCGCCGAGAAACGCCGTATCGATCACCAGGCGTTCGCCGGCGATCAGGTCCATCCCGATCGGCAGGTTGCCGCCCTGCGGCATCGGTTGGACGAGCATCTGACCCTCAGAGTTAACCATTCCGGGATTGAGCCCGCCCGGCTTGGTCACCAGCGCGTCGATCCCGTCGTCGTCGAAGAAGGCGAGCGCCGGATCGGTGGCCTTGTGGCCGGCCCGCAGCATGGTCTGCTGCATCTGGTTGACGCCCAGGATCGCCGGCAGCACCTTCATCGCCGGCGACCGGCCGTACTTGTCGCCGGGACTGGTGACGTGGCGCGACCCGGTCAAGGGCGAGGAGCGATAGCCGCCGCGACGCAGAACCATTTTCTCGTCGATCGCGAAGTAGTTGCTCATCACCGGCATGCCCCGCCAGTCCAGCGCTTCCGACTGGCGCTCGCCGTTGGGCCGCACGCTGTGCAGGATCTCGAATTCCTGATGGAGCTTGTCCGCTTTGAGAGCGTCCTGCATTTTCGGCGTCAAGGCGTCCGCGCTGAACAGCTGCTTGAGCTCTCGGACAGTCTTCGTGGTCTTGCGGCGGCAGGTATCGACTAGTCCGGAGAAGTCCGTGTCGATGTAGCACTCGCTCATGTGCAGCGTGCGATAGAAGATCCCCCGGCTCGGCCGCACCTCCGTCCAGAACACCGAGGTGCCGTACTTGCCGAGCTGCCGGAAATCCTCGCCGGCCGACACATTGAACATGCCCTGCGGCGCATAGCGGATCGCGTAGAGCCGATCGCCTGCATACTCGCACCAGCGCCGAACCTCGGGGATCTTGTCCAGATCCTTGTCGGCAAAGCGCAGCCGGATGTACTGCCGATCGAGCGGGACGGTGATGTGGCTCATCGCCGCCTGGAAGCGGTCGAGCCCCTCGATCGCCGTCACGTCGAAATTGCGCGCGCCGCGCCGGCCGCCCGGGCTCAGCGGCTGAAACCCGCCATCGCCATTGGGGTCGACACGCTCGTCGATGTCCCGCCACTGGCTTTCCCAGGGCGCGCGTTCGCTCACTTGCCGGTCGAGCTCGGCGAGCTCGAACTTGACCAGGGCTTCGTCCTGCAGGCTCTCGATCATCTCATTGTCCCCAGAAAGGCGTTGCAAAGGAGGGCGCGCGCCGCCGCCGATCCGGCGCGCACCCCGTCAAAAGACGATGTCGTCGACGATGCGCACATGCTGGCCGGGCTGCAGCACGCGGGCGTCGCCCCACTTGCGGTGCGCCACCGCCTTGCCGTCGACGATCAGCGCATAGCC